CCAAGCATACGAACATATGTAACGGGACCTACCTGTGCGTCTAAATAAGCTTGTGCAGCATAAACCGCATAAGTGGGACCAGCGATGTTTCCTTCGCGGAAATAATCACCGCCGCTTCCCCCGGCGACTGGCGTTCCAAACACATCAACAAACTCGCTGAATGATTCAACTTTATATGGTCTGTTGGCTGGACCTTTGCGTGCTCTCCCGACAAAAACAGGACCGACTTCCGGCGCAACTGACGGCAGTTGCGAATTGTCAATCTCTCTTAGAAAGATACCGGGGGAAACAAACTTAAATTTTCTTACTTCTGACATTACTTCTGGTCTCCTTTAGAATTATAACAAAGATTCCAAGTTTCGTAAATAAATAGTGTATCAAAAGACGAATCTCTCTTTACGATCTATAAAATCCTTTCTTTAAGTATTCGTTTATATCTCCAAAGACAACGTGTTCACGAGGGGTCCTAACTTCCACTGCATTCTCCCTAATTGCTATCTTTGGGCGAGCATCATTTTTTCCTTCGCCTATGAGATACCCAAGAACCTTGATATCAAAGTTGTTTAAGTAGAAACGACGCTCTTCCCCCATGTTGACCGAGTTGCTGCTGTCTGTTATCTCATTTTGTACAAACCCTTCGTACTTATGTCCATCCCTGGTCATAAAAAAGTTATTAATTTGCCCAGTTCTCGTCAGGAAGGGCTGAACAATCTCGTTCATCTGCTGAATATACTCGGTTCTGATCGATACTGTGTAAGATCCGACGATGTAAACCGGAATAGGGAAAGTCTTTGTCTGGTAAACAACTTTCTTGTTGCCAAATGGAAAAGTTGACTGATTGTAAAGACGCTTAGCAGTTGCATTTGCAAACTTAGAGGTTTTTACTTGCTCTATTCGACGAGAAACAGTAAGGCTTCTAACCCCTCCTTTCGCGTCATTGACGCTGGGGATGTGTGCCCATGCAACGCCCTTCATGGCGGGGTCTTTCTGAAACCCTGTTCTGTACATGGTTATCATAGGCAGAATGATTCGGCTACTTCCATCTCTGATATCTCGGTCTTCCTTAATCTGCCAACTTCTTTCACCGCTGACCCAGCGAACATCAACCTTCTCCCACCCCTTATTTGTGGTTGCGAATGGGTTAACAATTTCATCAACCCAGTTGTGAAGGGCGTAGTCAATCGTCTCAATGGTGGACGGAAGCATCGTGATATCACGAACACGTTTGTTGTCGACCCCTGCTGTAGTTTCATCACTGGGCATTAAAAGTCCCCTCCCTAACCGCTGTACAGTGTGCAGCTATTTCCATTCTGTGGTCTATCTGACCGAATAGCCGAGATTCAGTTAACTTGACGATCTCATAGTATATATCCCCATACAAGACGAAATCACCCTGACGAACATACAAATCCTGATCTTCTGTCAACCTTCTGCGATGGAAGTGAATATTAATGTTTGCTTCGAAATCTAAACCAATATTATCCGTGTATGATGTCTGGTAATCTATCATCTCGATAAGAGCCATTACACGGACGGGTGGCAAAAAGTTTTTTACTATCGCTTCCCCGTATAAATCATGAAAATTCGTTCTATCAACGTCGATAGGGTAGTAGACAACAGCCTGACCTATTACTTTTTCAATTAATTCGTCGTTTACTTGCTTTACTAAGTCCCTCTCCTTTTTCCCTGTGAAAAGCGGAGGGGGAGGCTGTGCAGGCTGTGACCATTTATTGTTCGTAGACATGTTGTTTTAGCCTTGATAGATTAAGAGCGGCACATATTTGTTGGAGGTGTTGACGCTCGACATTAAATTAGCTTCCTGTTCCGCTATCTTCGCGTAAGTCATCTCATCCAAGGTTGTTTTAAGCTCTTCCCTCAGCTTTTCTTGCTCATCTTTAGATTGTGAGAGCAAATCCGAACCGTTTAAGTTAACTGTCTCTCCGGGAATCGGTATACTGCCGAACTTACTCCTTACTTGACCCAAGGTTTCTTTTGTGAGCGCCAGCGCGAATCTTCGAATCCATTGCTTACCTATTGAGTTTATGGAGCTATAAGGGATGTTTGTGAACGGGATCGTATTCATATTGTTGATGCCTCTTGTCCCGGTATCCTGCCCCGTTTGATCATCCCAAGCGTTTTCCTGATTATTTATTGTGAAAGTAACCCATATGTTTTCAACGATATCAGCATCGGGCTCAGGAAATATTCTTAATTTGTTATTGTGTATCTCATAAGAATAGTGTGACAACCTAGTATAAAGGTGGTCTTCATAAGCCGCAGCCTGCATCTTGTTCTGCCATACTGGAACAATCTCGAAGGTAGAGTCATCCGTATACTGCCCATAGCCATAAATGGAGCCGTTGCCGACAACATTTAATCCGCCATAGTAGCCAAAGAAACGCCACATAGACTGAGGTGTCTTATAGAAGACTCTCTCAATTGTAAGCCTATTGTTGCCGACCTGTAACGCATAAGGCTTCCCAGAGTCCGAAACCGCAGCAGAGCTTGAAATAAGAGTCTGTAGGTCATAATCTTGGACCCCGTTTTGCAGAGCTATGGAAGCTGAATAGAAAGGTTTCATCCCTCCGAAGCCAGCGTAGCCAGCCACGGCGGGTCCGACACGTTTGGGGTATCTCAGATCAAATTTGGGATACTTTAACTCTATGTTGCTCCCGCTTAAAGTATCGCCGCCCGTCATAATCCCGTTATGATCAAAGCTGGCTGTGGCGTGCCCCAGAACATCACCAATGATGTTTTTAGCCTGATGTGTGTTAATGATGTAGGAGTATTCTAAACAGGCTTCTTCGTAGTTGGCATAAACAGAGCCAGACGTAACCTCAATATCCAGAATATCCCCGCCAAGTTTCTGATACGTGTAGGCGACCTGATCAGAAGCCCCTGACAAGAAGTCAGTGGATCCAGTATAGATTCCTAACGGGCAAGCAGACGAAACATCGGTAGTTGTACCAACAGATGGAAGTACAACCGCACTCGTCTGGCTTACGGGGCTTAATTTAGGTATAGCCATGCAGGGTTCCTCCTATCGTAAATAGTCAGCCACACCACAAAAGAGCGCTACTTCTTAGAAGTTGTCTTTTTAGCTCTCGGCTTAACAGTCCTAGATCTGGTAGCAACCCTCTTCTTGGGAACAGCGGCTGTCTTGGGCTTAGGAGCCAACTCCTCTTTCGCGGCTTTTAACACCGGAGTGGGAGTCTCGGCAACAACGGCAGGCAATTCCTCTGCTTGTTCCTGATTAGTAACTCTGCTCAAAGCGGGATGTGACGCAAACTTTCTTCCGTATTTCTCCGGATGTGCGATCATTCTTCTTTTCTTTCCCATGTTTGTCTCCTCATAATTCTAAATGGATATTATAAATAGTTTTCAATGTTCCAACTAAACAATTAAAAGTAAAAAACCCGCCCTCCGAAGAGAGCGGGTTGGTTTTGTTCGTACTTTATGAATTAGTAGCTATTAAGCTCCAGACTCACCAAGCAATCCGCGAACGATGACCAGACCGTACATGTCAGGGCGCACCATTTTCTTGGCGTACCGAGTCATGACACCCTTACGGGGCACGAAGTCCTCGACACCGAAGATAGTCGGCGTGACCTGGAGGGGTACATACGGAGCGTAAACATAGCCGCTCTCAAGGAAGCTACCACCCTTACGACCAACAAGAACAACGTTCCGTGGGAAGTAGGGGTCGACGAACACGTCGAACTTCTTAGAGAGAGAACCGGTGTTCACAGCACCAATGGAACCCTTGTCCTGATCAGCAGTGACACTAGCGCGGAATCCAGCAGTGAACTCAAGGATGTTGGCAACCTCGGGTGAAACCACCACGAAGTTAGCACCACCACGGAGAGTCTTCCGATGGATCTGAGCCGACACATCATTGATCGTCTCGGCAAGAGTCTCATACCACTCAGAAACAGTACCCGTGAAGTCCGGAGCAGCCGCACTTGCGCCAACCTCGGCACCAGTAGTTCGATTAACGAACAGACCCGGCGAACGAGACCAGTAGTAAGTACCAGCAGTCGCACCCTTAATGAGATCCTCAAGAATCTCACGGTCGATCTCAAGGGCAATCTGCTCAGACAGGATGCTTGTAAGCTCAACCTCGGCATCCAAGTTGTGATAGGCATTCAGATCCTGTCCCAACTCAGGCGTCCACTTGGCTTTCAGCTTCTTGGTCATAGCCGTGACACTCACAGAGTCAACCTTGATGTCGATCTCGGGAATGGCAGATTGGTCCTCAAGACCCCAGGTGGTGGTCGCTCTCACTGCACCAACAGCTTGAGACGCTCCAGCCGTTGCCGTTCCAGTGAAGTTGTCTCCAATGACGAAGCCAAAGTTCTTAACGTGCGAACCGGTGACTATACTCAAGAGAGAAGTTGCACCAGCCGCGCCAGCATCGAGAACCTGCGAACCAGTTGCTTCGAAGACAAGCTGTACCTTGTAGGAAGTACTGCCAGGGGCAGCACCAACCGAGCCAGAGTTAATCTGGGTCAAGTGGCGGACAAGCCGACCAGGAGCCGCAGCACCATCAGTCGAAGCAAACCCAACAAAGTCACGCACGTTCCACTGCCCTAGATCACCCGAACCGGTGGCAATGACAACAACAACATCCGAACCGGAAAGATCAGGATCCCACCGAGTGAGCTTGTTGAGGGTGTCCATAGCCGTCTGCGTAATCGGGTAGCTGCCTGCACCTGCGGCACCAACGGTACCAGAAGCAACAAGCTCCATGGTCGTGATAACGGCGCTACCTGTTGCGGAAGCAAACCCGTTATTGAGGTTATACGGTCCCTTGTCGATGCTATCGCCGGTAAGAGAGACGCCGCCAGTTAACTGCTGACCGACAACCCCGCCACCATATAACGAGTCACCGAGATCCTGACCCAGCTTGGTATCACCAAACGTGAAGTCAAGGAAAAAGATCAGACCAGACGGCAAGCTCATAGGCTGCACACTGACCAGATCATTGGCAATTAAACCACCGAAAACGCGACGAACGATTGGGAACGCCACTGCTGCGAAGCCCTCAACATCACCCTGAGCCATCGAAGACCCAGCGGCTTCTTTGAGAAGCTGCTTAGCTTGGTTTTCCAGCAAACGTGCCATCGTTTCTTTCTTACGGTCATCGCCGAGACCTTCCAGAAGTCCTGTTCTTTCCCACTTGGAGAGAAGAGCAGTACCTTCTTGACGGAGATCTCTACTAACAATACCTTCTGTTAATTTTTCTAAAATAGACATTTTATTAGTCCTCCTTTTTTATTTTTTAGAAATGCCTGCTAATCTTTGCATACGCTGGACAGCAGACGTATCAGCACTGCTTGACGACTCTCTGCGAGCCATCAAAGGGGAATTTCGATTAATTGCTTCACTCAGTGATTTTGGTCCCTTCTTTGTAGAAGAAGGACCCACTGCGTTTTGAAGAGTCTCATAAACGATCTTCGCCTCATTTACAGAACGAGAATCCGAAATAGCTTCGGCAATTTTTAACTTTTGCCGCTCATTCAGGGAGCTACTACTCAGTACACGATTCGTGTAAAATAATCTAGCATTAGAAAGGTGTACTTCTTCAAGTTTCCCCTTCATACTAGAAAGTGTTTTAACAAGCTTCTTGTTTTTGGAATGTGCTTTCTTCAAACTTTCGTTCATTTGGGCATAATCCTTCTTGATATTACCAAGAGCTTGTTTCATAATTTTAATTTCTTCCTGAGCTTCAGTAGACGCCAGACGGGCGAGTTCAAGCTCAGCATAATGGTTCGAAACGGTTGCAGGTGTTCCTGCCCAACCGCTCTTTTCTGGTCTGATATCCACGACCAATTCTTCAAGGATTGCATCGATGTTCTCTTCGGTGAGTTCGACTTCGGTCTGTTCGTTGTAACGCCTCGCTCTTTTAAGGCATTCCAGGTACTCCTTTTCAGTCAGCCCACCGGCTCTGTATTCCTTGACACAATCGGATCCCTCTTCCTCCAGCACCTCTTCATCCAGTGTTGGGTCAATTTCATCGAAGGTAGAAGGAATCTCGTCAAACGAGGGACGCCGCCCATCGCGACCGCGTTTCTGACAGAACTTTTCGGCTTGTTCCCAGGTCATCCCTGCGTCGTTGTACGCCCGCTCAACGCATTCTTCGTCATAGTCGGGGCGCTTGCGGTACCCATATTCGTTGATGGTGGTGCCGCGACGGCGATCATCACAGCGTGCGGCTTCTTCAATGGCTTCCAGAAGCGCCTCTGTCAACTCAAGTTCGTCTTCGTCGCCCCCTTCTTCTGCTACTTCGCTCCCTAAGTCCACAGGATCGCCCTCGGGCACCTCGTCCATCAGAGTTTGAAGGTATTCGAAATCGACGTTGACCACCTCATCGTCATCAGGGCACGGGCAAAGCTTCTCGCCTTCTTCGGCTCCAAGGCTAAGGTCATGTTCAGAGCCCTCTTCGGTGCCAGCTTCCATATCGAAATCATCCAAAGCTTCGTCCTGTTCCAGTAAAGAAGCCACGGCGTTCCTGACTTCGGGAGCATACTTCTCAAGAATGGAATTCTCTGCGCTTTTAAGTGCGGCTTCTTTCAAAGCTGTTGCATCTATAATCGCTTGCTCTAATAGTGCTGACATTTATCTATTTCTCCAAAAGAAGATTCTTTTTCACAAATAAGTAGTATGTAAAAATTACAAATTCCCGTATTAATCTCATTGTTTTCACTCTCGTACACCTTAAGCTGCCTGATCAGCCAATTTTTTCAAAACTCTTTCACGCTGTAGTCGTTTTTTTCTTCGTTTGGCAGATGGTTTTTCATAAAATCTCCTGTCTCGCACCTCTTCTAGAATGCGTGATTTCTTCACCTTTCTTAAAAACCTTTTTATTAATCTTTCAGGATGCTCATTTCTCTTTGGGGTGACCGTAACATGAGACGGCTTGTTGCCGTTTGCCACGAACTTCCTATCTCTATAAGACATTATTCTTCCTTTTAAAAATTACCAAATCCGTTTGTTCCTCTTGCTTTTACACTCCCGTTGCTGAATCCGCCGCCGAGAGCCTTGCGCCCTTGACGGAGTGTATATGATAGAGTAAACTCGGGCTTCAGTGCCGGTGTGCCGTATGTCGGGCTCCGACATGCAGCATAGTTGTTCCCAGAAGGGTCAGTGCCGCCGACATCATTGAAGTTCCGTATCATTAGATACAGATCTTCTCTTCTTTTAATCTTTGTTTCAATCCACTTGAGGAGCCTGCCACCGATAATATCGCAGTTTAGTGTTCCGGTACCAGTTACTTCGAAATCAGCAGAGGACACGTTGTTGTGGAAATTAACGTAATCATTGATATGAGGGTTGAAGCCGGCGGTGGCGGGATCCATAGCAAAGATTCTGAACTTATGAGCATTGGCTTGTGATCCGCTTTTAGAAGAAACAGTTAAGGTTAGCCGAGCTTTTCTTAGCTTAATAAATTTTGTATAAGATGGTAAAGCAGTCCCTTCGAGATCAAAGTACATAAAACCGCGACTGCAATGAAAAGTAGATCCCTGCAAACGCGCCTGAAACATAATATCCGTAGTTCCTGCATCGACCACGGATGATGCTTTATTAAACCCGGTGACTGTAGCCCAGGGAGCGCCCTGTCTGAGAAGGGCAGCAAAGGAAGAATCCCCTGCCGGTGTAAAAGAGTTCTGTGGCATCAGTCAGAAGGTCCAACACCATCCCAGCCTTCCCAGCTATCAACAAGGTGCGAAGAAGAGATGTTAGTCAAACCAGCAATAACAGTAGCTTTGCCAATATAGTTTCCTGCACCGTTACCGTGATTCATAAGATAAATTTTAGTTACCCTGAAGTCGGCAGTGTAAGAAGAAGAAGGCTCCAGGGTTACATAGTTGCTCGATGGTCCGAGACCTCCCGAGGAAAACGCAAAGCGCATATCCGACATATTCGCATCAGAATATGTATCATTGCCATCGTGCCTAATAGTTACAAACCTGCTAACACTTGGAAGCGATACCTCAAAGGCAAGTGCCATATTAGTGCCTGATGCCGGAACGTCACACGAAGCCGTGGTGTAAGGTCTCGAACTCGCCTGATATGAGCCGACGTGGTTTAAGCCGACGGTGTATTTATTAAATGTTGACATTTTTTCCTCTTTCTTTTAAATAGTCCCTAGCCCATGAAAGCTTTCCATTTTTTTCCTCCAAGCGCAACAATACCAGAGATATCCACACCGGGGTCAGCGGGTGCCACACCCCCTAACGGATTCGACGCCGCGTCCTGTGGCGATAACTGCGGAGGTAGGGGTGCCATACCTTCAAAAATATCGACGCCACCATATGAATCTTTCCCAATCGCATCGAGCAATTTACGCTTTTGCTCCCTAAGAACATTATTTCTTCTGGGGGGCGGGGAGGGCGCAACAGACACAACAGGTGTAGCCCTCTCTTGTATGACAGCGCCATTCATACCTTTTACAACCTCTGATATGACGGAAGAAAGAACGCCTTCTTCATGAAGGCATTCTTTGATACACTCTTTAACCAATGGCTTCAAGAGCCTTTTTAATTCTGCCTTCTTCACCACTACTCCTGCTAGAAAAGTCCATTAATAAGTTTTTCAAATTTCTCTTCGCTTGCCTTCGAGCGGCATTCTTGAATTGATTCATCCACTGATTCGCCCATTCGACCGAACCCCTTGGCTGATTTTTGGTCTCGACGGTCGCGCTGCCTTTGGCGTCTATCAAGCTTGGAGCCGGAACTGCGTGGCTTAGCCGCCGAAGCCTTAACGGGCTCCCCCTCCTTGCCAGTCTCTGGAGACCAGACGGGACCATGTGGCTTAGCCGAAGCTTTCTTGCCAGGCTTCTTACCCTTCTTCACTGTCTTCTTCGTCTTCTTCTTCGCTACCTGAGCAAGTTCGCCTTCAACAACCTTATACGCTCTTAAAATTTCGATTGCCTCCTTGATGCTGAGACCCTTCATGCCAGTGCCTCCGCCTCCCTTCCTCTTGATGGCGTAGTATGCTTCTTCTGGAGTTAAAGCCTTGTTGCCTTTGTTCTTAACTGCCGCAATCGCCTTTCTAAGAACACGACTAACGAAGTGATTAAACTTAGCCCCTGTGCCCAGCTTATCTAGATCACCCTGGATTGATTTGTCGAAGACATAGTAGAAGACTGGTTTTGTTCTGGCACCGCTCCTCAGCTTACGCCGACGACCCGTCTTTTGAATGGCAATCTTCAGATTATCAGCACGGGTGCCGCGACCAAATTCTCTCTCAAAGCTGTCTGTGTTCTGAAGGCTGCCTGCTTCCTCTTCGTGAAGGTCGGACGAAAGCTCGAATAACTGCATAAATGCCTCGCTCTCCTGCAATTCACGCCCTATCACTGTGCTGTTTTCCATAGCCTTGAGGGCTTCCTCCGCTTTTTCCCTATTTCCTTGCTTGTTGAGATACCTCGCGTTAAGCTTGTAATACTTTATATCATCGTCGTCGAAACGAATAAGAACAGGAATCTTAAATTCCGGCACGCCGGGTGGTGGCGGGGGCGGGGGTGGCTGAATGCCAGGAGGATCAGTGCCAGGAGGATCAGTGCCAGGAGGATCAGTGCCAGGAGGATCAGTGCCTGGATCGCCACCGATAACTGGTTCCCTGTTCCCTTCCCTATCCAAGTAGTCTAAGCTCTGCAATAAATCGTCAAGGACTTGAGCACGAGAAGAGTGTAGACCCTTCATCCGTAATGCCTTAACACCTACAGCCGCTGCGACCAAGGTAATTCCAAGCGGAGCAAGGTAGGGGGATAACATGGCTCCAACCTTGCCTGCCACTGTGGTTTTGAGCACAGATTCCCCAGCAGCCCTGATGACTGGCTTGAGGGTTTTCATAATAATTGATTTCCCGAGCATAAGACCAAGTGCGCCGGGACCACCCGCGCCGGCGATAGAAGTCGGGGCTCCACCGGCAGCAAATTCCTGCATTGCCACGTTCATAGCGACCAAGGAAGGGTTTCCACCCAACATGTTGGTGTCGGCATGAGCCGATGCATTAGAAATAATAGTTTGTATGCTTCTGCCTGTGAAGTTGGGAGGGTCGACCCCCGGCTCAAGAGCGCCAGCTAATTCCGAAGCCCTTGCCGCCACCGTATTAAGATCGGCATCAGATAGTTCGCCTGCGTATTGTGCGAAATCGCCCACGCTCGTACCTACCTCGGAAGATGCAAACTCTGCTATATCTGTCGGGCTGAGATCGAGAGATTCCATCGGGAACATTTCTCCCAGTGTGTCAGCACCTCCACTAACTGCGCTCTTCCAAGCGTCCAAAAAGGCACCAGAATCATCAGAAAGTTCCGAAAGCTGTTGCGGGGTTATCCCAGCCTCCTTCATTTCGCCAAACATCTCTGCCGGGTTGGCATCTGATCCAAAATGGCTTACATCACCGTGGAGGACTCGCCCAAGCATCTGTGTAACACCTTCGCCCTCTTGAGGTGTCAATTTACCAACTATCTCTTCTTTGTATTCGATAAAAGAAACATCACGGTTTATCACCCGCGTTGTCGCCTCCTTGAACCACTCGGAGTCAACAAGCCACTTGCCTAACAGGGTAGCCGCACCGATAGCCGCTAAAACAGCCGGAAGGGTGTTGGCTTTCAGACCCCCAATAACTGTAGAGTCTTTATCAGAACCGATGGGTCCTTCGTCTTCCTCCTGTTCTTGCCCATCAGAGTCATCGCCTCCCTCATCTTCCTTTTCTAGGCGAGCCAACTCCTTTTCCCAGCCTCGGGCTTCTGTGATGATAGACTCTAGGATTAACTCATCCTGATCTCGATCAACTTCCTTCATAAAGTGTTTATATTTATCCCATAGATCATAATCAAGAAACTTTTTAACAATTATCCTTAACTGTTTAATAAGCTCGTTTGCAACAACGACTTCCATTTCGTCGCCTTCAACCGCTTTCTTCAGTGACTCATAGAAGTCGCCCATCTCCATGGTCTGTTCGAGAAACTCGTGCTTGTTTTCTTGGTTCGGGTAGCCAGCCTTTTTAAAGTCGCCCTGTAGCTTTCTGATTAGCCCTGCCGAGTGCTTCGCCGCCACTTTTGCAAGTTTTGTCATTGACTGCATGTATTGTTCTTGAGCGGCTTCGTCCCTTTTGCCACGACCACGAATCTTGCCACCCTTTTCCCAAGTTCCAATAGTCTTGGCGACGAAATGGTTGAACTTGCTCCAAATCTCTTCAACCCCTTCTTGCAAGACCATTTCATTAACGGCTGATCTCGTCTCTTCTTCTACGATTTCTCTCAACCGTGCTTTGTTTATAGACATCTAATGTTTTCTCCCTTAAACCCAAGAATATAATAAATAGTTACCTGCAACCTCAAACCTTCCCGGCTCCTCTTAAAAGTTGGGACAATTCCCCGATAGAGAGAACATTTTTATTCTTCCCGTCCGAGGAAACACTAACCGGTCTTCCACGGTAATCGATTTCATTACCGGTAGCACGCCAAATCTTTATAAGTTCTGTATAAGTCTTTCCCGTTTCTTCGTCCTTTTCTGATGCGCCGGGGACGCCATGAGACGAAGGTGCATCGGTGGCGGGTGGGGCGAGACCACGCTTTCTAAGAACTTTTAACCTTGTTTTACGAGCCCTGTCCATAAAGCCTTCCTGAAGGAATAGACGAAGCTCTTCCTTTATCATGGACTCAAGCTCTTCCTTCTTCATGGAACAAAATCCTTAACGATATCGTTAAGCAATCTGTTTATACCGTCAGCCTTCGTAAAAATATTAGGCTGCTTTTTTGTTTCTTGAAGAGACATGAACCCGTGTGGTGTGGATGGCTCGTTCACAAAATCGAAACATATCAACTGCAAATCATCCTGAACGACTGCATCGCCGCCGCGCTCGTCCAAAGACCCCAACGCCCTCGAAGAAATACCGAGTTTGCAGCCATCATTTACAAGATTCTGAAGTATTTTACCGGATGGTGTGTTTAGAACTTTGACCTTGCCCATCACAGAAGGTCCATCCCACCAAACATCGATAACCATGTGCGAAGCATTCTTAAGATTGATGACTGAATCATCTGGGTGGTCCAGTTCACCAAGGGCGCGGTTTTCTTTGACGAGTTTGGCGTAATTCTTCATTTCCCTTTCGAGAATCTTTTGAGGATAAACCCGACCGTTACCATTGCGGCAATCGGCTTCTTGAAGCTTCCCAGACAAAATCATACCACCGTCAGCCACATACTTCTTTTCCGATTCGGTCAGAAGATCTTGACAAACACCGCCGTCGCATAATTCATAATATTCTCTTAATAATACTTTAGACATTTATTAATTCCTTAAATGAGCGGGCACCACCCGCCCGAGCTACGCCCCTTTGCAACAACGTGCGACAGGTCGCAAATACCAACTTCTCTTTGCTATAAGTCTAGTGTGCGTCATCATGTGCCTCCAATTTCTGAATTTTAATCCCGCAGTCTCCAAAAAGCATGTTTAAAACATAGGAGGTGCCGGAACTTAAACACCCCAAAACAAAATAATTTGCAGCGGTGTGTTCAAAAGTAAATAGTTCTGTGCAGTCGTTTATGCCACACAAAAATACACCAACCCAAAAGCCCATACACATAGGGCAATGAAATAGTTCTCCAAAACCAGACAACCATTCTTTTGAAGGGCGGACACTATCAAAGATTGATGCATAAACAATAAGCTGCGTCATTCCATACGCGCTCAGAACAAAATATAGAAGATCCACCACGAGCCTCCTTACAGCATGTAGCTCAAGAAATAAGGGCTGACCCTTCCATAGCCGGGACGGATGCCGCCTTTCTCCCCGGCTTGGGGAACCTCACCAAGTTCAGTAGAATCCGCCGGGTCTGGGTCGAGAAACTCATCTTCCTCCATTTGGTTATATTTTTCGATATATTCAAAATATGGTCTCTCCTCGTCGATAAACTTAGAAATGTTAAGCACGACGAGAGGAAGAAAGTTCTCTTCTTGTTCGGGTCCGCCCAGGAGATTGCCTTCCATTGAACCATAAGAATTCCCACCTCGAACGCTATCCGGATCTACAATCCCCTTTTTTCTCATATATCGAAAAAAACGATTCTGTGTATCATACACCAAATCATTTATTATTTCCTTGGGAAACAGAACGAGCTTCTTCTTGGCAAGTACGACAACAATGTCGACATCATGATGGTCTGAAATTGTTAAGTTACCATCCATGGTCCTTCTGATGTCTAAGTCCATTGATATCGAAGGTGCGGTGGTACCTTCTTGTGCTTCTTCAGAAACATCTTCGGAAGCTTTGCCAATCTTTATAGAAATAGCCATCAGCTATCAAGCTCCTGCACTAGATGCTGTATTTTCAAGAGCGCCTGGATCATACCAGTATCGATTTGCTTTTTCGCATAACCATTAAGCTCCGAAATTATTCTTTCGGTGTTTTCTCTCATGACTTTATCTTCTGCAATCTCTTTTGCTTTCAAGCTCTCGTCCAGAGAACCTTTGAGCCTGCCGATCTCTTCATTGAGAAATATCTTAAGTTCCAAGCCATTGTTTGAGAAAGAAGAAATATATTTCTGCAACAGACGCCTCTGCTCTTTGAGAAGGGTGTTTGAGTATTTTTCATTAAATTTCTGGACAAAAGTTTTATAGGTAAAATTATCAATTGGCTGCATCTTATCTTCCGACTGCTTTTCTTCGGAAACCAAATACTCAATCACCCTACCTTCCAGAAGAACTTTTTCTTTCACGGACATGTCAGAATTAAAAAGTTGCGCCAATGTTGCTAGATCCTTATAATTTGGAACAAAATTTGCGAAGATACCTTTGGTGTACTCCTGGTTCATATCGCTGATTAGCTCAGATTGCTCCTGAAACACCTCACTATCTAAAATGTATCTCCTTTGTGCCTTAACCTCAAAGATCAATTTCTCTGCTAAAATCCTATCGAGCCCTCTCGTATCGACAATAGCCCGATATAGCTGCAACTCTTTGTATAAGGAAGACCCCTTACGAAAGTGCTTAGAGATTATTTTTCTCGTTACGGCTTGCTTTTTGAGATCGCCATGGACAACTGCCTTTGTCATTTCGTTTATAAGAGTTTCAAACAAAAAAGCTGTATTTCTTTTTTTATTGTGCTTCATCATCGTTTTCCTTTGTTTCTAGCCCTTCGATCAGCTTTTCGATTTCGTGACCAGTTTTCCAAAGCCGTCGCTCTTGTAAATCTTGGCTCTTATGATAATTAGAACGCTGATCTTCCATATGCACATTTCTTAGCTGATTCATGCCAGTCGAGCCCTTCCAGCCAGGATAAAAGGTTCTAGGACTAATTTCGGGCATTGTTGCCCGTTTATAGTTCTTAGTTCTTCCAGCAGCATCTTTACGTTTATCCCGCTTTGCCGGTGTATACCGCTTACCCTTTGCACCAGCGGTCAGATAGGAGCCATCTTCCTCCAAGTCCCTTTTGGCGGGCGGCTCAGCTAGGAGAACGCTATCGTCCTCTTCTTCAGCGGGTGCCTCTTCGCCACCCAGATCTAGTTCGTCGCCGCCCTCATCCCCGCCGGGTTCACCACCGAGGTCTCCCATAAGGTCTTCGCCAGCCCCATCTCCACCGAGGAGATCGTCCATGCCACCACCTCCGCCGCCGCCGACGGCAGCCTCTGCTTCGCCTGCTGCCTCGGCTGCTGCATTAAGCTGAGCATCGTATTTACGATCATAAAACATCTCTCTTTGGTTTCTGAGGAATTCTTCTTCCGACATGTTAAACAGGTGCTCCGCGACCCAGCGGCGACTAAAGAACCCTTCTGTTGCTGAAGCCGCAATATCAAATTTCGTCTTCCAGTGCTCAAGTTCTTGAAGTTCGGCAAGTTTCGACGGGTTATTTAAATACAAATTAAAGTTTAAGAGATCGTCTCCGCGAAAGCCAAGAGTATAGAGATGAATGATTCCTATCTTTTCTAGCTCCGAGATCACCGCTCTTTGCAGTCTCTGAATCGTTCTGGCGAATCGGATGTCTTTTTGTGCGAGAGTTGTCTTATCCTCGCTTCCCTCCTCGCCCTGTGTTAGATAAGAAGCCGGCACCTTGAGGGCAGAGAACAGTTTATCCCTAAGATACTTAACATCGTCTATGTCGCTTGTGTTCTGTCCACCCGCAAGACTTTCAACCTTAGAAGAAGTATCGCCACGTACAGGGATAAAATAATCCTCTTCCACACTCATTGGGTTGTAACGAAGATCAACGCGCCCAGTTGCGGAATTCACCAACTGATTCCTCTTCATAGAAGTCATGACTTTTTGCATATATTGCTCAACGTCGGAAGGAGGGATGTTACCAACGTCAACATAAAAAACTCTTCTCTCTGGAGCCCTAACGACGCGGTATGCCATCATGGCGTCCTCCATGAGGATTAGCTGTCTCCATATGCGACGGGCAGCTTCGAGAATGGAAGTTCCATAGGGGGCATACTTATCATTCCCAAGAATCCTAAAATGACCCACCTGCCAATTTTCAAAAGTCATGGCGGCTGAATTCCACTGATACTGGATATAACTTGGGTTTGTCTTGTCTTCGCCCTCAAGGCGCTCAACTTCAGGTGACGGTAACCCAATGACAGTTTTGACGCCAAGGCTCTCATCTATGTCCAGGTACAAGAAAAAATCTCCATACTTACACATCGTCCGGCACCAACCAAAAAGATTATACTCAATATTTAAGATGTTTTGGTACAGGGTTGACAACACTGCCTTGATTTCTGCATTGGGGCACTTTATTGATAACATTGGCTGTAAAGAAGAATGCGTCGTCATCTCATCGGCGTAGATATCTAAAGCAGAAGCGATCTCCGGAGTGTATTCCATTTGATCAAAATCGGTATACCTCTCCGACCTTCTCTGGTTAGCCATTGCCGAGGTGTTGATTTGATCAAACGGGTTATAGCCGCTTCTCTTGAACTGCTGTCCCGAGGTGCTTTTAAACTTTGTTGAAAAGTAATCTAACTGACTTCGCTTATAGTCCCTCGTCATCTGCGACCGATAATTTGTAATCGGTCCAGAGAAAAGACGTGTCAGTCTTCTGAATAATGTAGATTCTGAATTTCTTGGATTCTTTGTTTGATCAGCCATTTATTTATCCTTTTAAGAGCCATGAATATTCTTGATATTCGGTCATCTGTTCCACCGCCTTTTGAACATAATCTTTGTCGTAACCTTCCTGCCCCGCTATCTGTGTGCTCATCCTGGTCGTGGACACAAACATTGAATCCAGACAAGCTTTTTTATAATTCATCTTTCGTCGATTAACTGTCAGGGCTGTGTCCCTAACCCAGCACCCAATCGCCAAGGACATGACCAAATCATCGTGATAGCTTCGCATTGCTTGTGGCTTCCCATTGTTCCAGATAAAAGTTGTAAATTCGTTATGCAGGCGACTAGAATACAAAGTAATTAGTTTGTTTCTAACGAATTCTTCCAACTTAGCCACAATTAATGGTCGTGTCTTGGAAGAGGTGGTGAAGCCGGCAATAACATTTTTTGATGCCTCGGCAACCTCAGAATCAATAAACTCGTGTGTGCCCTTAGCCGAGTAATAGAGGTTAGGATACTCAAGATCAATCAACTTCTCTAAAACAGAGATTCCAATACCAACGTTCTCAACTATCAATAAAGCATCACCATACTCGCTGCCAACTTGCTTAAGTATGTTCGAGTACATATCTAGGCTTGGTTTGCCCTGATATTCAGCTACCACCTCCATGGTCTCAAGCTTGAAAACGTGAAAAACAGAATAGTCTGCTCCGTCTCCTCTCGCGACATCTGCGACCACCATATAACTATTGTCCTGTTGGTGTTCTTCCCAGATCCAATAATTTCTGTCATAACCTGTTCGATACTTTGGCTCTCTCACAGTCTGCTTGAGACGGTCAAGATCATCAGGATGGATCACGGTTTCGCCAGACGTATTGAAGTTGCACTCCAATTCCTGTGCAATCTGGCGGCGAGACATATTCTTGGTCTCTTTAACAAACCACTCTTGATCGCGCTCAGGGTGGACCTCCCAGGGTAAACAAACTGGCTTAAAATCATTCTCTTCTAATTCGGCATCAACATATGTCTTGTGGAACCAATTGCCAACGCCATTCGGTGTCGAAAGAGAAATACAGCGACCACCAGTTGACAAGGTAGGATACAAGCCAGTCCACAGTTCAGTCAATCCTTCAACATGTGCAGCTTCGTCTATCACTAAAAGAGACAGTGCCTCCGAGCGACCCGCGTCTCCCGATGTAGAGGTCGCCTTAATCTCAGAACCATTAGACAACTCGAAGCTAGTTCTATTGTCGATTGTAATATCGGCGATACGAAGCCAAGGAGGTAAGGTACGCATAATTGCCTTGACTTTCTTAACAAGGTTAGCAGCAGTGCTAAACTTGGTTGCCATAACCATGATGTTCTTATCTCGATGGAACAACATGAGCCATACAACATATGCTCCCACGATTGTCGAAATACCAAGCTGGCGCGCTTTTAAAATAACCACGAAACGGTGGTCGTTAAAATCCCTCAGTAGGTCGTCCTGATAATCAAATGTCCTGAATGGGACGGAACCTCTGAGGGGGTGGGAGATTTTACAGTAGTTGTTAATAAAATAAGCCGGGTCTTTGCCCGACCTAACCACTTCCTTGACAATCTCTTTTTTGGACAGCTCGTGTACCATTAGGCACTTTTGCGTGAATCGTTATCTGGACGTTTACCGCCCCAGCCGCCTTGATCTAGGAACTTCTGGAAACCATCTTGCAGATCTCCTGAGCTTGGCTCTTTGATATCTTCCACGCCCTCAAGACTTGTAATCTTATAGTGTCGGTGGGCTTGTACCCAAGTGCGGACACGACTCGTATTTTGCACGATTGCGTAAAGCTCTCCGTCGGGTTTGAGAGACACACTTTCGCTAGTAATCTTCCTATATTCCTTCTTTAAGAAAGACACAATATCTTCAATCCTTTGCTCTACTTCGCTCTCGAAACCACCCTTGTATACCTCTTTGAGCGTTATCTCTGCTTGATACTTGATTGTCATATTCGAACCTTGAAACGTAACCTTAAAACCATCGAGTGTACGAGAGTCGTTAACAAGGTGTCCCTCTTCCCGCTTTAGACCAATCTCAAGGGGGTTTCCTTCTCTGTCAAGAGCGCCATCGTAAGCGTTGGCAGCAGCCTGCGCGAGCCCTCTTATAGTTTTTAATGATTCTGCTGACATTTATTTTCTCCTTTTGTAGGTCTCCACCCACTATCCCATCTTTCCTCTCTTCCATCGATCCATCGTATGTAACATTTTTTGCAACAGTCAAACTTGATCATGTATACGTCGTCCTGTATACTAAAGGAAAAAGAATCGCAGATTGGGCACACTCTACTATGTTCTCTAATAAGTAGTTTTTTATTAACAAAAACACCATCGACTTCTATCTTCTCGTCTTTTTCTCGAAAGCGGTCCTCCTTCGCCATCATTTTACGAAGCTGTTCTTTGTATTCTTGCTCCTTTTCTTCGGTCCAGTTACCACGCGGATTTTGTATAGTCTCGTGACCATATTTTTTGGCTATAGCTCTTTCGACCCTAACAATATAATTTGGGTCTTTATACTTCTTCATCAGTTCAAAGCCTGGTTGATAGCGTATGCTGACCCGAATCCGATAAAGACCCCGGCAGCCACGCTCCCAGCAATGATCGCGGGAATATTCTTTTTTCGATCCTTCTTGATGATCGACCTAAGCTCGGTCAGTTCCGCGTCCTTCTGGTCCAGTTGGCTACCAAATCTTATCTGTGTCTCCTCTAGGGTTATCTCTAGCTGACCGATTCTTAGGTCGTACATTTCTCGTGTCTTGGTCAGTTCAAATTCTAACCGTCTATCAAATTCTATTTCCGTAAATTGTTTCCAAGTCAAGATCTGTGCTGTCGCCACATCATTAAAGCATGTTGCCTCAAATGGCACCTTGCCCCCCATGGGCAACAGCGTAAATTGAGCGGCGTCCCCAGCGTGTGCAGCCCCACACAAAACTAAACTAAAAGTTAACATTCGTGTGATTCTATTTAACATACTCAAACCCAAATGTATTTTCAACTTCTTCAACAATTCTGTCTGGATTGCTGTGTCTGACTCCCGTCAGCTCTTCAACTCTTTCGCTCTTTTGCAACTCTATAGACTCACGAAAATCAGAATATTCTCTTTCTATTTCTTCAATCTTCTCCTGGTATTGTCGAAGGGCTTCTTTCTTCCTTTCCTCTTCCCTCTGGAAGCTTTCATTTAGTTCGCGGATTTGTTCTTCATAGCTATTGACCGCAGCATCATAAGCCTTAATTAAAGACTTATGATCCTGTGACCAAGCTACGGAAACCCCCGTTATCAATAAGATAATTAGAATTTCACGCCAATATTTGATAGCTATATCGCCCAACATTACGCTGCCTTGAGCTTAGCTATAGCGTCGATGACGCTCTGACCGCCTAAATAAAGGGCACTTATCGTGACCCAATCTGTGCTGGTTAGAAACCCCGCGCCCGCGAGTGCAGTCGCAGTTGTCCATACTAACAGCTTCCGAGAAAGAACCTTCTCCAAACCCTTGTCTAAAAATGCTTTTGCCATTGTCATATCTCCTCCTGTTCGGCTTTCCGCCTACTGTTAGTAAATAGTTTACTGGCTCACAAAAGCATAGCCATCGACTTTATCAATTGTAATCTGAGTGTCAACACAATCTTTTAAAGATTCAAGGTGAGTGATGAGAAGGACCGTCTTGAAGTACGATTTGACAACCTCCAAAATTCGAACAAACCCCTCCATGTTCTCCGCGTCCAAAGCAGTTCCCGGCTCATCAAGAATAAATATGTCTCCCTTGGGAAGGCTGGAAACAGAAAGAAGAGCCAGACGGATTGCCATAGCAGCTATCGTTTTCTCTGCCCCCGATCCCATCTCTAAAGGTCGAGGGTCGTGGCTCGGGTGTTTTATAAAGATGTTCAGCCTTTTCCCGTCATCTTCGAAAAAGATTTCAAAATCAACTATGTTGGCAAGGACTTTTGCGACCTCTTCGTTGATCGCCGGAAGTCTTTTCTTGATAACATCGTAAGCAATTCCATTGTTATGCATACACCGCATAAATAAATCATAAGCTGAATATTCCTGTCTTAAGCCCTCAAGTTCATCCTGTAGGCTAACTAGTGTGTTTAACTTTTCTTCATAAGAGCCGTGAATCTTGTATAGACTCATTATTTCTTCTTGGCACTGGTCAAAGCTTTTCTTGGCTTTGACCAGATCTTTTTCTGTTCTTTTTCTGTCGAGCAAGAAAGACTCTAGATTATCCAGTGCCTCTTTGTTTTCTTGATACTGCTCTTTTTTGTCTATTAGGTCTTGTATTTCTCTGTCGAGATTTTCAGTATTATTTTTATTCTTCTCGATAAATAGTTTCAACTTTGCTATACGACCAGACAACTCAGAAGACCTTTCCAAGAGTTGATTATACTTCTTGATGTATTCTTCGACTTCTTTGGGGTTTAGGTCTTCAATCTTTTTTACAATTTCAGAAACACTCTCCTGCTTCGATAACTTGTTCAGAAGCGCCTTGTTCGCATCACATATGAACTTACAATTTCGATAAGTATTCCCACACGGGATACCCTCAAGAAGTTCTTCTTTCTTTTCTATATTTCGTAATTCTCTTTGGAGCAACTTCGATTCTTGCCGCAAAGACGAAATCGTCTCCTTCTTATCTCTGATGTCTTCAATATTAAAGTTGTCGATGAATCTTTCAATTTTTCCATGAAGTTCATTTTTGAGAAGAAATTCTTTCTCATACTCTGCCATCAAAGTCTGAAGTGATTGAACTTTGTTTCTCTTCTCTTCGATAAGACTTAGAACCTCGGCAATATCAATAACCTCCAGGGGGATAGAATCAATTTTCTGGTTTAGGATGGAAAGCTTGTCAGATACATCTGAGATGTCCGCCTTAAAGCCTTCACAGCTTTCTTGTTGCTCTTTAAGCTGTTTTTCACTATCATCGAAAAAATCTTGTGCTTCTTTGATCTCTTCATCAAAGTCGCGCCCCTCAAGCCGCTTCACGGCTCCTCGCAGATCTGCTGCATCACTCTTGGCAAGCCTAAACTTCTTTTCAAAAACTTCAAGGTCCAAGAATTTAGCAAAGATCTCCTTGCGCTTGGTAGACCCCTCTTTCAAGAACGACAAAGCATCAAGCTGCGATGACATGGATGAAATCAAGAAGTCTTCAAGCGAGCCAAACACTTTTCGAACATTCTTGTCTGTCTCGTTTCTCGTCATCCCGTTGAGGCTTGTCGTTTCTCGTGTGACCTTATCATAGCATGAAAAGTTAATGTTAGTTTTTGCCTCGATGGTTTCGTTACCCTGGAGTTTTTTAACATACTTTTCCGAACTTCTGGAGATGGTATACTCTTTATTACCTACAGAAATCTGAACTGTGCCGGAACCTTCCTCTTTGTTTTGGTTAATAATATTGAGGTTCTTCCTCTCGTTCTTAGAAGTGGAATTCCAAACGGTGTATAGAATACTATCAATTACCGAAGATTTCCCAGAGTAATTCTTTCCAAAGATCCCAACAATGCCGTTGAGCTTAGAAAAGTCAATACGGTTATCATCGCCATAGTTGAAGAGGCTACTCCAAGTGGCGTTCCTAAGATTCCAATTAATGTTTCTGGCAACCTCTTCTTTCTCTTCGGCAACCTTGTTGTATCTAAGGTTGAGTTCATACACTTTCCCCATCACCTTGTCCGGCACCTCATAGTCTTTTAAGTATTCAGATATCAGCCTTTCCTGAACTGTGATGTCTCGTAAGTTTTCCTGTTTAATGTTTTGGGCAAGGTCGCCGATATCTCCCCTTTGACCAGCAGCGCGATTCAAAAAAGTAATAGCCTCTGGCTTGAAGCGGTGCTTGGCAATTTCGATAGCCCTCCTCATCTTAATCAACGACAAGCTATTATTAGATACGATACGCAAACGAGCACCAGCAGGAGCCGAAGCTTTCTTTGGAATTTTGCCAGCCTTGGTCAATTCAATAGTTACAAAAGGCTTGGGGTTCAATAGCTCATGGTGTTTGCAAGCAAAATCGTCTTTACTGTTAATCTCCCAAATCAAAAATCCCTTATCGTTGGTCTCCCCGTGGTTCTGCTGAACTGTTGAGCCGGGGTACCTTACCCTTCCTTCTGTATCGACAATCTGGTTTGTCTTATGGATATCGCCTAGAAACGCAAAATCATGATTTTTAAAAATCTCTGGTGTGTGGTCTCCATATTCCATAACCCAGCCAGAGTCTGTCTCGACGCCAGCGATGGAACCATGATACAAGGCAATATTTATCTTCTCGTTGTCAGAAGGGCTAACCCAGTTGTCCTCATCAAAGACAGAAAGCACGTTAAAACAGAAACCGTTCCCCAAGCCAACCTCACCAGAGTTCTTTATCAAGTGCAAGCTGGGGAGATTTAGTGCCTCCACAATTGGTGTTAGGGCGTCTTGTCGGCTACTGTTCCTTAGATTACCATCGTGATTCCCAAGAATGATGTACGTCGGAGCAATCGCCCCTAAATTGCGAAAGAAGTCAGAACACAACTCAACAAATTCTGGTGAAATCTGTGTCTTGGTGTGAGCGATATCGCCGCAGTGGACAATGTAGTCTACCTTCTCTTCTTTTAAGATCTCATATAATCTTTCAAAAACTACACGATATTCTTTTTGATATTTCAAATTACGGATATGGGTGTCCGCTATATGCGCGAATTTCAAGCACACCTCTCTTAATGTTCTGTTAATTATAACACGCTGACACTAGAAGTCAAGAGCCTCCCACTAGATGGACGCCAACCTCTCCAACAAGTGGCTATCCGAATTCATGTAGATCGCCTCGCTTTTTCTTTCTAAAAACTTACCAAACGACATTTCTGCTATATCTTCATACCCAGAAGTATCAATCTTGGACACGTCAACACCATAGGACATAAGGTTCCAGATAATCTTGTCTGCCTTGGCACCGGCATCCTCATCGAGGGCTAAGAAGATTTTAGCATCACTGTTTACAATAGCCCTGAAGAGTTTTCCTCCTTCCCGGATAGTTGATCCAAGAATTGGGATGCCATTGCCAGCCTTGATCGCATCAAAGATGCCCTCTACAATTACTATATCTTCGTCCCAATCGACGAACAATTCATTAAAGACGATATCTTTACTTGCAGGAGGATTCTTATACTTTTTCCAATCGTCTACAATAGTACGAGCTACATAATAATTTACATGCCCTTCTTCGTTGAACGAAGGAATGATTACTCGATTCCTGTAATCTCCCTCTGTGCAATATCCAATCTTCCATTTTACTATTTGTTCTCGCCCAACGCCACGGCGGGCGAGATATCGAAGAAAGGGCTTAGCCGACATTGGCAAACCTTTGTTGGCGAGCGAACGGAACTCGGCAGGCAATCTCAAGATCGCCTCTGGTTCTTTCTCAGCCTTCCCGCCGAAGAGGTCGTCAAACTCGCCAAGGTCGACCTTTCCAACAAGCTCTTGCCATTCGCGAAAATGGGTAAGCGAACCAAAGTACCGGATCACACGACCAACATTCCTTCCCCGCTTATCACAGACCCAGCACTTGTAATAGTTTTTCTCGATGTTTACCGAAAATTTACGCTTGTGATGGCGACAATACGGGCAACTGAACAAAAGCTCGTCACCTCGGTCGTAGGGAGACCCAAGAACATTTCTTAGGATTCTAACTTTTTCACTTCGCATATAGCCCCCGCTCTTGCTACAACAATGGAGTCAGCCATGTCGTATGACGCTGGCTTTGGATTTCCGTAACGAGTGTATTCTATCACGAAACCCGGCTCGTTGTCAAGTAAAAATTTCAACACAACTGGCTTGGCTTTTTCTCCTCTAGGGATTTTAATCCCACAGATCCTTCGAGCACTTGTCGCTGCGATGTATTCTGGCTTAATCTGAAATAGATCGTAAACAAGCCAAGACACAATCCCATTAAAGCGAGACAGGCTTGAAAGAGTCTTTGCAGATGAAAAACCTGAACGGAACGTCTGTAGTGACTGTTCAACATAAACGTGCTGTATTTGTCCATCATATTTTCTGTGTATTTCTGTAACACCTTTTCTCACTGCCTCCGCTTTCTCAAAGAAATCTTTGTATTTCCTAGTATCCCAAGCCCCATATTCAACAACCTCTCCTTGAAGCTTGATAACGGTATAGCCTGTGATACTGGTGGATATGTCCAAGCCAAGAATCATATAATTATTATAACCGCTTATATTTCAAAAGTCAAGTTTTAGTTTAAATGTAAAATCTCTTTCTTCGGTCTTTTTGACAGGGGTCGCCAAGTTTGCTATTCCAATCATGTTCCTGTTCTCATCATATATCGCTATCCGGGTAATATAAGTTTCGTTGTCAAAACTTGCGGTCGGAAATGCAAAAGAGGAGCTTACTACATTTTTAACTTTTAGCTGATTCTCAATATAGTAACTCGATCCAGTCTGCGGGTTTGCTATGGCTCCGCTCTGTTCCCACTCGATATAAGTGGGGTTTCCTGAATAATTTAGCTCCCCCTTGTTGGCATGAGCCAGCATTGTCAGAGTCGGCACTTCTTGGGTTCCCTCAAAAGAAAGAACATAGCTGGAAGATGGCGCGATGGAAGATGGTATGCCATCGTTCGCCCCTGCTCCGAAATAAAGCCAAGATGGGTTTTTCTTGTTCGTTGAATCATCAATGTAGTCACGGGTATCAGGGGCGAGGTTCCAACTCCCTGTTAGGAGCACAAAGCCTTCTTTATAGAGGACAACCCCGCCAATTGACCCAGACCCTTCAGCCTGGGAATAAGCTGTGCCACTTACTTGTGTCAACTCACCATTCTGTGCTTTGTCTTGCAATTCTCCTATCAAGTTCCCAGAGATATAGAACTGTAACTTTACAGAGCCTTTTTTAATCTCTGACCCGTAAAAAATAGAAGGTATAGAAATCAAGTTTATTGCCTGGGTTGCCTTATCCCATTGACTTGAGCCACGATTAGAAGAAAAAGAATAGGAGTGACCCATGGGTTTGTAGTTGTTCAGCGTGACTCTCAATGCCGTTATTCTAGATCGTGTAGCGTCAGTGTCATAGAACTGCCTTACAATACTAGCCGAAAGCGGATAGCTGCCACTGAGGACATCTCCGTAAGAAAAATCAGAACTATACTGTGAAGTGGAGATTGTTTTAAAAGCGGTTGTTGTGCCTTGCTTGGTGACAAAAGGATAAATTATTGCCTTATTCTCGGCATTGTCTGTCCCTATGAGTCTTCCGGTGTCCTCCTCGATCCTGTCGGTATTAAGCTCATAAAGGCTTACGTTGCCGGGAGAAACATTCGGAACCCACTTATAAAAACTCCCGGACTCTTCAGACCGGTTGTTTAAGAACACTTGACCGTCATAGATGACAAATTCTGTTTTTGGATGAGTTTTTAAAACATTAAAAAATTTGTCTGATTCTTTAAACTCGTACAGAGGCATCGACCACCTCCCCTAATAGTCGAGTCGGACACGCAAAGTCAACTCATTCGTGGGAGTCTTTTTAAGAGGCTCTGACAGCTTGGCTACAGCGAGCAACTCGTTGTCAGCCGAATAAAGCCCAACAGAAGTAAGGTAAGACACCGGCATATCGCTGCTCTTGTTTTTCACCACAAGCTTGCTGGAGCTTAAGTAAGTAGGATTAGAAGAATAGTTGAACTCATTATGTGCAGCCCTACAGAAATAAATTGTTGAGTTCAGTTCTGTAGTGTTGTTGAACGAAAGCGTCTGTAGTGCATTACGGAATCCATCACATGCGCCCGAGATCGACGACCCAGAAAGCATTGCGTTGACAGAGGCGCTGTGCGAAGCAAAGTTATAAGAGCCAGAACCGGGGGGTCCAAACTGGTTGAGAGGGTGGGCGGCTGTCCCGACGGGATATCCGCCTTGAAAAAGTGACGATGTTATAACAACAATCCCTGCCTGATAATAAATCAAGCCTGCCTTGTGGGTATCGACATCCCCGCCACCCCGATTAACATACAGGATGCCATATTCGCCAGCGGGAGAGTTAACCCTATAATCTGTATTGGATCCAGAATCAACAATCGTAATAGTGTCTAGCGTCTCTGCGCGGCGGGGTGGCTCTCCTCCGGTCATAAAAGTCATTGAGAACGACCCTTTCTTGATTTCATCTTTGCCAAGAAGCCTAGCAAAACTAACAAAGAAACATGCATCTGCCTTTGTGCCGCCGGAAAAATCCCCATCCTCATCAAATTCTCTGATTGCTCCGGTATCGTCATAGCCGGCAAGAGTCTGTGCCATTTGGTTGTATATGTTTATCTTCTTGGACTGCTGGGCATAGGTGGTCGCCGAGGACTGAGACAAGGCAGAATTAGAGGAATACCCGACCGTAAGGTCGAAAACGTGGTTTGCCGAAGAGCTTAAATATGGATAATCATAAACACTCTGGAACATGCCATGAGCATAGTTCTTAACATTCGCTTCCGCGAGATAAGTTCCAGAAACAATGGTCCCGGTTAACGGGACAGCTTCGTGGAGTAGTGTGCGAGTGGTCGCAACATCGTTATTTAAAAAGTTCTTAAATATTGTAGCCATTTTTTATCCTTTCTGTGGTCGTTCTATGACTTATACTTTGTATAGCGGATTGGAATATCAATCCTATACCCAGTTGTCGCCCCTGTCACACGAATCGTAGTATCGATATAATAATAGTTAACCGTGGTACCAGACGTAATAGTGAACTCAGAACCTAACTCTGTGAACAGAAAGGTACTAGAATTCAAATCAATCGAAGCATTAATTTTAAATCTCAGCGTTGTGCCTCTGGGACCGGCGATTGTTTCAGTTGCAGACGCAGCCGAGCCGGCGCTGTTCGATCTAACAAACTGATTATCTGTCCCAAGAGACAAATAGTAAGTAGCGATGCTGTCATCATCGACAAACGATACTGCTGCACCAGTGCCCGTGCTGGAGACTAGGCTACCAAGTCTGTTGTCCATTTCAACTATGTACTGTGTCTCAACGAGATCAGCGTCCAAGACGTTATCAGCAGAAATAGCCGTCGTATCGAGACCTTGATCGAGGCGGACAGAGGTTCCGCCATCTAGGGTTGAGCCCATTATCCAACCATCCCCAAGGCTTTGCCCAGTAATACTCGCGGCTGTGTCTCCGCCACCAACATATTTTTCAGTATCGCTATCCACAGCCACGCCAAAATAGTTACCGCCATATTTGGCATTCCCTGCATTCAGGGTGTTCAACTCTAAGACAGGGAGATAAAGAAGGTTAGTTCTTGAGATCGAAAGAAGCTTTGTTTTCATAGAGGAGGCGTTGTTCGTGAAAGCTTCAAGAACGGGTGTCTGTAAGATTTCTAAATCATAATAAGCAGATCCACTTGCGTGATTCTTATCGTAATTACTATAGTCTACTTCGTCGTCTGCGAATGCAAATTTTGCGATCTTAAAACTGCCGTCGCCTCGCGCCAAGCGCATTCTTCCGGTATCCGTTAAGACGGCATCCAAAATGATGTCGCCACTGTTATCTAAAAAAGCCATTGTCTGTCCCTACTCCTATAAATAGTCTTCAATCTAATTAGTCTCCTTTTTATATTTAACCACACATCACAGTAATCGAAGTATATCGCCACCCTGTTCCTCCAGGGGATCCTGCGGGGGATCCTGCGGGGGAGATGGTGCTTTTCGCAATTCTTCTTCTTCCGCTGTTACTTCGTGCCTTCTCTTGTAAGTAACGTTTAAATCTATTTTTCTACCCGTTGACTTGGAAATAAAACGTATTTTAAACTTTTTACCCCAAATACTCTCTTCCTCGACACCAAGAGCATAAGATCTAGTGTCCAAAGCAGAGCCTGCGTCCTGAAGACCTGACTTAGCTTTGTTGAACAGCCCCTGTGTTATTCTGGGCACCACCTGCACATACCGACCTAATTCTTTAACAGGGTCGTAAGGTTCAAAAATCTCTTCCAAAGCTATGATGTTTGTGATCATATAAACCGCACCATCATTGTCTACCAACTCTATTTCAAAAACTTTGGTAGGGTTGGACTTTTTGCCATGAACATCCGACGTTCTAAAGGTGTAATAATACTTTTGGTTAGGAAGAACGGTGTCGACCATGGATACGGCTGAGGCTCTCTTCGAGGATTCTGGCTCGATTAACGTTGTCAGGGAAGCGCGCTGATTATTGGCAAAATCAGAATATCTCTCTGGCTTCTCGGAGAGTCTCAGAACCTCAAAAGAGTCGGCGTTGTCATCAGAACGATATGTAATTTTGTCTGTTGGGCTTAAAAACTTATTCCTTCTCAAATCCCAAATGTGCTTTCTATCTGATTTATAAATTGGAATTGGATACAATTCCTGCTCGCCCACGGTAGAATTCAGCATTAACAAAATCTTGTTGTTTTCTCCACGGTAAGGAACAATGCTGACATCGGGGGGCAATGGCGGGGAATCTACCATGACCCCCGTATGTGTGAAAAAGGGCACTTCTACCAATCTAACACAAGGATAGCTCATCGTTTGAACACAAGCTGTGTATTGACTCTCTTCAGTTGGTACCTGTATAGAGGGCACCGTTATTTCATCGATCTCGCCAATAGCGTAGTTATTAATTGCCCGAAGCACCAATCTTGAAAAACTTGCTGATTCAAAACCGTACTTAGAGGCTATCGTTGTCATTATAATTTCAAAATAATTAAAATCTTTCAATGAAGGGAGCGTACCGGAAAAAACATAAATAGCGACAAGATCTGTAGCCACGTTGTTCATGATGGTGGTATCTGTGCCAAGGGTAGTGAACATGTCTGCAACCATAGAAGCATCAGCGGCGGCAGAAAGCACATCGCCACTAAGAGGAGGATATTCTATATCAGGGCACGTTTCGAGAGGTGTTCGCTCTGCACCGCATGACATGTCCCAAGTTCCGTACATATACTCGGACCCGATAACTAACTGATAAGCATATATCTTGTAAGTGTACCGGCTATTATATTTTACCTGCGTATCTACCAGATCAATCACGTCGATGTTATTTGAATTCGGGAACCAGTAATTCTGAATTGGCTGATTGTTTTCTGAACTTCCCTTGTATTTCGCAATTCGATAAATAATAGTTTCTGTGTGGCACTCGCCGCCCTCAATTATTTGCTCAATAGAACGTGTCTTATCTTTGATTATGTTTTGTAACTTGCCAGAGAATACCAACAAGCTCAGAGCCTGAGAGAGGTTGTTTTTCTGTACGCCCGAACTTATATACACAGAGCGTGTGTCGGGACCAACAAACGTTTGGTTTGCATAGACCGAAGGTACAGAGCCCGAGGCGTACCTTTTCCACCAAGTCATGAGGTCAAGGTACTTATACCTACCAACATGAGCCTCCATACTTCCGTGCCTGCTGGGGAAGTAGGAAAGATTCTCCTTAGACACATAATAATTCTCAACACCACCGCCCAACAAGTTTAAGAGAGATGTGTCCATCGACCCACACCCGGCTGCGACGTGCCTTTGTAAGGAAGTAGATAAATCAGCATCCTCTAATATTTGAGCTATCTCCGTCACACTATCTGTTGAAAACTTGACTTCCACAAACATGGGGAAGGATTCCTTCAGGGTGGTATCAGAAACAAGGCTTAAATTCTCAAACGGAACGATAAGGTTTTGAAACCTTATATAGAAACCTCTCATAAGCCGTGCTTTAGCTTCTTTGTATGCTTTCGACAGAAGATTAAAATATATCCACTCCGTCCCAAGTAGTGGATTGATGATATTTGCTTCTCTCCAGCTATCCCTTCTTATTCGTGCCTTTTGCCCCTCAATGCGACCTTGTAGAGTTTTCAAGTGATACATATTTCTTGATATATCGTCTGAAATGAAGGCGTACAGATTTGGCAATAATTCTTCTCTTATTGAGATGATAGATTGTTCATAAATTTCGTTGTTGTAGTTGTATTTAAAATCCACATCCACAAATCCTAAACCCGAAATATCTCCTATCTTCTTCCTCTCGCCCTGGTCAAATGGAGTATCAATTCTAAAAGAATAATCCTTCAGCAGCCCCTTGTCGGGGGTCATCTCGGTGAGCATGTCGTACCAGTCCTGAGTGGTGCCATGCACATCGCCATCAGCGCCCCAGAAAGCCTCGTCGCCTACAAAATATATTTTCTGCTGCTTGGAGATAAAAGGGGGATTACGGAGAAGGCGAGTTACCGTTTTCCCATAAGAAATATTTAAATGATTGTCAGCTAAAAATCTTTCGTACTTTTGATCATCACCATATTCTGACTCTGCCCCAACCCACGCGATCCAATGTTTGCCTATACTTCTTCTAAAGGTATCCTTGACCCTATCAGGGATATCAAGTAGCTCGTCATAAGGGGTTCCGACTATTTCGCTTAAAACATACGTGTTCTTCTTTCCTGATTGCATCTTAGTTTTTCCCTCCGGTGCCCGTGCCACTGTCGCCATCCTTTGATTTCGCCTGTGAATCGTCACCGCCAGGTGGCGGTGTCCCTTCTCCCTCTGGCGGCTTGCCAGGAATATCATAAACCATATCAACATATTGCTCAAGTAAGAGATTTCTTTTCTGTGGATCTTCTATCTTTGGCTCGCTAGGCGCATCTTTCTGTGTTGGACCACTTGCTTTCATCCTATCTTGAAACTTCTTCACAATTCTATCATGATCTTTCTCAGCCTGAAGACCATAGTCGGGTGGTGCGGCAGGAGGAGGGATTGTTGCAAGAGCACCGGGGCTTGGCTTGTCGGGTGATACAAAAATAAAACTATCATCTTGCCCAGGTGCTCCTCCAGCAAACAGTGTAGCGCCAGGACCCTTGATAGACGGGTCAATATATTCCTGTTCATCAGCCGGACCTTGTTCCCGCTGCGAGGCGTCTTGCTGCGGCAGTCGAAACTGCTCGGGTGGACGTGGTATTGCTGCTGTGCAGCAGCCTCCCGCCTCATCTAATAACAAATCTATGCTATTGGAAATTATTAGTTGATCTGGAATGTTTTTGTTCGGAGCGAGAACATCTCCAGAACCATTTTTCGGCTTCTTCTGTTTCAAAACAGTCTTTAATACATTTCTCGGCACATTAAGCTGTGATGCTCCTAGCAGGATGCCTACATTTAAAAGCATCTTATAAGCGCTTGCCCTCTTCTTCCTCCGAGGCTGCCGCTTCTTTATTCTGCCTGCTATCGTGCTGTTTGAAGCAATGTGAAAATATGCATTATAATATGGCATCTTTGAAAAACTAGAATGACCAATTTTATACACTCCGTCAGTATACTCTGCCATTCTGCACAACATAATGCTATTCTCTTTCTTAAGAGCCTCCAGGGCTACATACGTCAACGGCTTCCAAACGGGGGAAGAAAGCTGGGAGCCCTCGGAAGAACCTCCTCGGGCAAACCCACTCAAGTATTCAACTTTAGAAATAATCTGATAGTTCCATATAAACATCATAGCAGTTTTAAAAGATTTTGCTACATCATTCCGACGGTCGAACCAGTTTGTTTTAGAAATTTCCGAATCCTGCGAAAAGAAAAGAGATTTGATTTGATTTGGTATTTGTCTTATCCTTTCCAAATCTGTGCTCTGAGTTCCAGAATCAATATATCTCCCGTAGATACCACAAGAATCTCCCGCAATACTGAAACATTCAATAGATATCTGACTGTTTGCGCCCGCGCCTTCTTCGTATCCGTGGGTTAGGGCTGCATCCATGCCAAAAATTGCAGCAAGGTTTTGTATACCCTGGCTCTCTGGCGGGACAGTTGGCGCGTTGCTATAATCAATTTCGGCTTGCGCGAAAGGGCTCTCCTCCCCTAGTTTTGGTCTCAAGTCATCCAAACCAAGGGATTCGGCTCCACGGACATCCCACGACGGCAGTGAGACGCCTTGGAGCCCCAAGAAGTTCCTGTTAGCTAATTCGCTTTGCCCTGGTCGTATCTCTGATTCAGACCCCTGCATCGCTATGAGAGCCGAGGTGCCAAACCTCGTGTAGCTGCTAATGTTCGACTCCATTTCAGCACCCGGCAGGGACCTCAAAGAATCAGACCCCGCATAAGCGACTGAAGGGGATAGGTAGGTCGCGCCGTATGTTAACACATCCCCAAACTCTGCAACAGGAACGGCACCGGCACCAGTGCCCAAAGGAGCCATTTTTGGTGAGTCATTAACGAAGTATTTGCCGTTTTCCTGCTCTAGCCTTGCCATATAATCGCCAACTGTTATTGTAAACGGACCAGAATAATCATTTCTATTTGCAAGATCTAAAAAGTTTATTCCATATTTGTGGGGCGTCTCGGCGTTATAAAGACTAGAAAAAACTTGCCTGTCAGTTAAGATAAACTTTTCAAAAGAGGAAGTTTTCCCAGACTTCTCAGAAACATCAACAGAAACACCCTTCTTGTCCCCCAACAAATTCGCCAAAATATCTTCCACTTTCGACATCAAAGACAAAACTGCGGATACGCCTGCTGGCGTGCCAGATGTGGCATTTGATAAGCCATATAATTTCCGGCACATTGTTTGTGTCTTCACAGCGCTAGTACCGCTCAAGAGACCTAGCAAAAAACAAAATCTTGCGGGGGCTTCAACCCACGGGTACTTGCCGGGATTAACGGAACTGTTTCTGCTGCGCTGTGTGATGTCGTAGTGCCTTTGCAGCCCGTCCGTAAAAGACTTGCTTTTGTGGTCATAATAGTCCGAAGTAGAACAAATATTGTTATACGATTCAAAGTTTTTTACGGACTTTGTAAACTCCAAAAATTGTGATTTAAGATAATCTATCGAGCCATCTTGTATTTTTAATTCTGCTGTGTACTGATATAAACCGCCTGTCTGCTCCCCGACCTCGGCATCCGTAACCATAAAAGTTCTTAAATTAGATGCATTTTTAAGCTGTACCTCTCTAATCGATCCGATGGCGCTTTTCTTGCTCTGTAGAATGCCTCGCACATCAGAGGATTTGATAACAAGAACAGGGGCTTTTTGGCTTCCGGTATAAGAATTCTCTTTAAAGATCGCACCTCGAACTGGGGATCCCAATCTGTTGTAGGATACAGAGTCCTCTGCTCTGTTCCGATAAATCTTAAGAGATAAAATATTCGAGCGTTGCAATATTTCTTGCATGACCTGGGCGTCTTTAAGGGATTCGAACAACTTCCCAAATTCACTGTTTTGCTTAAAAAATTCCCTATAATCGAAGGAGAACGTGAAGCTGCACCTTCTTTTGGAATCAACCAAATCACTGCTCATAAACGCTTCTGTAAGATATGCCATCTTATCTTCTAGTTTTATTTCAGTTGCGCTCGTCTTTTGTCCGAGCCTTTTTATTGCCGCCTCAATTGGTTGTAGATTTATCGAATGTTCGAGTGGCTCGTCAATATCCCTGAAGTCTTGAATTTTAGAGTTTATAACAGTTTCCCGAGTTAAGATTATATGAGGACGGTTCGAGTGTTTAGCGCCCGCCATCCAAATACCAGCATTTTTATGAACAGATCCAGTCCATATTTTACCTGACGGGGTGTAAAAAACGTATGCCTCTGAAACAACCTCTCCTTTGCGTATCACAATTTCAGATGTTATATTTTTTGAAATAATCCCGTGCTTCTTGTTGTACCCGTATAAACTTAAATTGTAGTCCTGTATCAATTCTTTGATGTCGAAGAAGCAAAAGGCGAAATAAGATAGGTGCTGTGGCTGTGAGTCTGCCAATTGAAAACTGGTTTCGTATGTGATATCCGCCACCGAGCCACGACCAGATTCAGCGGAAGAGTAAAATTCCTTTGTACTTTCGTAATGTTTCTCAAGAGACAAGACTTTTTCCTTGTAAAGAGAAAGATTTTTCTTTTCTTGTAAGGAAGCCATATCCCCGTTTATTAAGCGGTTTGTCAATACTTCGTCCGAGCTTTGGATCACTCTTATGTGCATGTATTTCAAAAGCTCTGCATCATAAAACCACGAACTAAGCTCGGTGCTTTCAATCATATCTCTAACGATTAAATCGATTGTTGCCAGACAACCTTTTCCAGAGCTATTTTTTTGAGGAGTGCCCTGCCTGTACAGCACAGCCCTTTGTTCGTCTGTCTTGACTTGATAGTCAACAATGTGCGGATTATCAGATTTAGGTGGCGTGACAGAATTATTCTCTAACGTCACCTTGCTCACAGAGACCACGGGCATTAGGCGCTGTTCGTAGCTACCATTCCCAAAAATTCCTTCATACTCCAAGGCTGTCGGCACTTTAATCCACCCCCAAAGGACTATCTGCTTCGCATTTGGTCCGTTCAGACCCATCCTCTGCATAAAGGTCGGCTGTCGAAGAATAAGAAGGGATATCTGGACAAACAAACTCTGTCTCTATGAGCACCCCTTTCGACTTCATCTCCTGAATCGACCTACAAATCACCGCGTCGTCTATCCCGCTGTCTGTGAAAATATCAAAGAAATATTCTACATAACTTGGGTCAAGCTCAATATCCTTTTTTTCCACATCGACCAACAGACCGTCTACAATTGAACGCGCTTTTTTCTTAAATTTCATGGGCAAGAACTCATCTCTTGACTCGCCATTCGGTAAAACCTCTGTCTTGATTTCATAAACTTCAATATCAAAATTTTCTCTTTCATACGGAGCGTTTTTCTCTTGTAGATCCAGAAGAATATAATCCGCGTCGACAGCAACGAAGGTACCGTCTGAAAAGATTCCTTCTCTCAAAACCGGCTCTGACTCGACTGGCTGATAGATACCGCCAGGAACCAAGAAGCCGTCTTCATCGTAAACCGGGGGTGCCCCTGGTAGTTGCGGTGGCTTGTTCTCTGTGCTTTTGATTTTTGTTTTGTAAGTGATGGAAGCCTCTATCTGTGGTATGTTGCGAGAAGCGTGGCTCCCCGTATAAGTTGTTGACCAATTTAGCATCTCATTGTAATAAAATTGCACATTCCATGCCGGTGCTTTTTTAGCATTTAAATCAGAATTGCCAAGCGGCGAGTGAAGGGCAGTAAAATGCTTGTCAACTGTTGAAGGAAACCTGACCTTCTGGTCCTCCCTAAGATGGAAAGCGTCATTTATAAACTTGTTGTAGGTCATAATTTGCTCGCCGCGACCCTCAAAAGAATGCTGCGTTCTCAGAGACGGAGTTTCGTCTTGAATTCTAGATTCGTTATCGTTTTGCGAACTAGAATATGCAGCATATCTTGTATCGTAGATGACTCCATTGTCAAAGAACGAATAATAAACCGGTTTGAATTTACCCAAAGAAAGTAAATACTCGCCATACTTGGTAAGCTCAACGTCTATTACGTCCTGCTTTTGATCAAAAAAAGTTGCCATTATATTAATTAGGATCCTGCAATGTTTTTAGTATCTGTTTTATAGTGGGTCTTCAAACGATTCAGCAATCGTGTCAAAACTATCTTCGATTGACTCGGCAGCGTCAGACAAACCTTCGGATAAAGAATCATAAAAGGCTTCCTGCTTTGAGGTCATTTCTGGTAAGTAATCTTTATTTGGAACCTGTGGTGGGTTTTCAAAAGAAACCTCACTCTCTATGTTGGCAAACTCAACAAGCGAAAAGAAATCATATGGCCAGTTGTATGAATATTTAATATCCTCCAACGAATGTGGCGTACCGCCCATCGTGAACTTAAAACCCAGACTGGTATCAGTCCCGACACGAGTCAGGAGCTTGTCGTAATAATTCTTATTTGCCTTCTGCTTGACCTTGAAGACCATCCATTTTAGCTCTTCTTGTATTGCGCGACCCGTTTCCGCGCCTCTTCTCCCCATCAACTCGTTGGCTAACAACGGGTGAGATATGGTACTTTCCGATAGCTCAATTTCGGTGGAGGCTTTTGGCGGCAAGTTCTGCCAAATATATGACAAATCTTCTCTATCAAGCGTGTGTTTAAATTCAAAAATATACATTGCCATGGGATCTACTTCTGGATAATCCAAGAAGTTAAACGTAGGCGGCATTACATACTTCTGCATCAATTGGACCTGGCTCTTAATAGAATCACCGGGGTCAAACTCTGGATTCCCAACCATGTTCGTTCCAGCAAGCGCCCTATCGACGGTGGTTTTATCGATTTTGAAAAACTTTCTACTTCCCCCGTCTATGACAAACGGCACAGCAACAATCGCCTCGCTTATAACAAACCCATCTCTAACTTCCCCGAGCCGTGTGGAGCCTCTTGAAAATTTTATTTGATCAGCAAGGCTTAGATAGCTCTCCTGGGAGGCAAGCTCGTCTTTGTAGTATGTCTCTGCAAAATCTCCCGTTCCAACAGATACCCTATTTTTGGTCCATTGCTTCGGGATATCAGCTATCTCCATGAAAACCCCTTCATCGGGTGTAGAAGGTGGTAGCCCAAATTGGTGCCACATGCCGCGAGGTACTGTGGTTTTTCCATTTGCTGGCATCGTTAAGTTGCCATCGGCTTCCGTGATCGGTCTAACGGCTCCAGATGTGGGCGTAAAGTTAAACATCGGAGTTTCAAATTTTGGTTCAATAACCCAAACAGACTCTCTGGAGGCAGGGTCGTCTGTGATTAGCACGGGTCTTCCGGTATCCGGGTCGTAATCAATTGAATTTACTTGTGCCTCTCCGAAGATATTCAAAGAAGCAGTTATTTGCATCGCATATTTCCCAACAGCCCCCCTGTCATATGGCTTTGTATAATCAACCGCGCTGGCTCCAGCCTTTGTCCAAGCAAGGTTATCAATCCTGAAATGACCAACTCTTGCTTTCGATTGAATATCAGCGAGTGTGTGTGTATCAGCCTCTGCCTTAAACAAGATATCACACCACGCCTCACCATCATAATACGGAGGAGTATAAGCCGGGTTATAACCCCGTAGCGGATCTCCTTTTTGTGTTCCGATGTTGACAGGAGCGCCCGTATCAAAAGTTCTGCCAGCCAAGGGAGGACCAAATGCCGAAGGTCTGCTGTACATCGTGAACGTCTCTCTTAGCCCATCTGCGATTTCTTCCGGTCTGACATTTGGGAAAGGATAGCTTGCCTTGGCATTTGCTGTGGTGGTGGCGTTATAAGTTCTTGGCTGGTTAAAGCTTTTTCGTAATTTAATCCTCATCGCATACACTTTGTCGATTTCAAAACTTTCAAATTCGCTCTCTTTGGACGAGACAAAAGACGACATTTGCCCGTTCGGGAGGAACATGTTAATGCTCTCAGCTAAAAAGTTGTTCATCATCATTGAGTAAAGAGGATCCCCCTGACCATCCCAAGATGCGGTTAAATTCATTGAAGCGCTTGGGTGTGGCTCCATGTCAACAAAGCTTTCGTTCGCTATATAATCACGAGGAGCGACCAAGGCTTCAAACGGAATTCTCTTATCAAAGCCTTCGGCATAGCCGCTTGCACCTCGACCAGCGCCGTCAACCGAAATCGGGCGACCAACAAAGAATAATTCTGCCCCACATGTAGTAAGTGGTTGTCCGGTGTTGCTACCACTATTGTTAACCACCTCGTAAGAGCCAGTATAGACACCATAGTCGACAGCTATCCCAGACTTAATAGTGTTATACATAATGCCTGGCGCGAAGAGCGGAGCTATAAAGGGTCTTATAGCAGCTTTAGGATATGTCGACCCTTCCGAGGCAAAGCCGTCGATGCCACCGCCGGTATCCACGAATCG